CGACTACGAGGCACTGCGAAACCCTGAAAAGATTTTCCCAACAGCGAAACTTGTGAAGAAAAAGAGCGTAGCTGCTCGTGGCAAGTTCATGAAGAAAGATGCGCTTGCTGCGTTTCAGCGTGAGCTTGGCTCAACGTTCTTTGACACGTTCGTGAAGATACCTCTGCCAAAAGTTGAAGGCAAAGACTCACATATTTTGATATATCGCACAACGTGGGGTTCATATGCAACGTATGGCACAAACGGCATCTACGTCAACAACAGACGAGTTGAGGGTCTAGCTGCGATGTCTGTATATGAGACTCGCCCAATCATTAGCTACTTCATCGACCAGTTGAAAGAAGTTCAAAAGTTGTCTGATGTGAAAGATGTTCAGACTGCTATGCGAATGATCGGACAGCATCTCAAAGACAATGCTACGAAGATTGATCCATCACTTTCTTAACAGCCGAGTGTAGCTGACACTCAACACCCAAGATGCGGTCTGAGTATTCTTCTAGGCGCTTTCGTGCTGCGTACAACTCTTGCTCGTAAAATTTCAGATCCAGCTCCAGCTTGCGCTTCTTCTCTTTGAGAGCTTTGATGTCTTCGAGACACTTTTCGATAAAATCTGATTCACACTCAATCATGCACACTATGTAGCACACACATGAATGATCGTCAATGATTAGACCGCAATCTTATACTCGTTTGGTGTGTAGTACACAAAAATCATTGATGGAGCCGACGGTGCAACTTCGGCGTGTGTGTCTTCATATGTGCATCGAATGTGGTCGAACAAAGTCTTTCGCACCATATCATCAAGCACACCATGTCTAAAGATAACTGTTAAATATGGATTGTGTGATGAGTGCTGCTCATCGATGGCGATGTGCAGAACAAGACCGTGCTTTTTTGCTTCTATGAACTGACCAACAAGATGGTTAATTGACTTCATGCTAACAATGTTAGCACATCACGGCGTTGTAAGTAATATTTTTTCAACAAATTTTTCAATTTACGGTTTCTACAAAGTTCGCAAATAATGTTGCATCTCCATTCTCAAACACAACATATAGTAATTTACATCCACTGTGACCTGTGGATGTTTTCTTGCCGCAATGTTTTGTAGTCGATATTGCAGAATGTCGATGTTCAAGTGCTGACACTCTTCATATGCATCTTGAATGTATGTGATCAACTTGATTCTTGAGCCACTGCACTTTGACATGAGAATAGCAACTTGAAGGGCTTTGTGTTTGTCGATTGATGCTCTATCTTTCATGTAGCGAACTTAACATTCGGCGCCATCTGTGTCAACGAACAATCGTGCTAGAATGCAACGTATCTCGGCAAGATTTCCCAATCATCATACTCGATATACAAACGCTCTTTTGTTGTGCTGAAGTGCGTAGCAATGACATCATCGTAGTGATCTTTGATGTGTTTAACCAAACGATATTTGACTGAGCTTGGTGTGCTCTGTGTGAAAGTGACCACAATGTATGAATTAATCTCGCACGTATTGTACGCGGCATACTCTACGATCAGCTGCCTTTGCTTCGCTTCACTGAGTTGTTGCATCAATCTGTTTATCGAGTTTCGGTTCATAGATCAAAGTAAATGAAAATTATATATGCACGAAATGTTGTCACATGAATTGGTTCTGCGTAGCGGTTTTGAACCAGTGGAACAGAATCGTTGACAACAATCGTCTGTACGCCATACTTTTCAGTGATGTGTTTTGATAGTTGATATGCGACGTTTCGTTCTGTTGCTTCATGTAGTATCACTCTATGATACTTTCTGTGTGCTGTGTGGTAGTTTGTGTGGTCATCGCTATCAGGCATCATATCAAGATGATCAAACGACACTGCAAACAACAATCGTTTCTCATACGCTTCTTGGAGTTTGTTTTTCAACTTTTGTAGTAGTTCTTTAGTTGTGTTCATCGTGTTCTATCCCTGAAGTCGATGAACAATACCGTGTCCGTTACGTGATATATTGTCGTGACAAGATCTGGATACGTTTTGTCGATATACTCAGCTACGGCTTGACGAATGGGAAGCGGCGTTTCTGAAAAAAACGTAACGCTTGCACAACTCATTCTATGTTCACCCTCAACGATGACTGGAAACGACCACGACGATATTAAAAAGCTGTGTATCATCTTTTTCTCGTGTGCTTTTTCCAGCTGTCGTCTCAAGAGCTTTAGAGAGTCCATTTGTAATCAATCCATATGATTTCCATTCCATTCTTTGGTGACACCAACACCGAATCAAACGTATCTTCTATGTACTTGATGAGCTTCTGACGCACTTCTATAGGCGTTTGTTCTTTGAATTTGAAAATGATGTATGATTCATACTTATCTTGAGGAAATATATCAATTTGTGCATCTTCTTTGACCAGATATGTTTCAATCAACTGAGATTCGTAAGCCAGTAACAGTTGCCGCTTCAACTCTTTGACTGGCTTTTTCGAGATCATACACAACTATTCTTCTGAGATCTGACGATCTTTAGCCACACGAGTTAAGTTCAAAAACTGCACTCGATGAATTTCTTTCAAGTCTTCGAGCTTTACAGTTTCAGGTATTTTTGCAACGACACTTTGTGTGACAGTTTGTATTGCGTCTGGATTAACATTCTGTCTGAAGTCTTCGTATGTTGCATTTTTGTTTACTGCGATGAATGCAAAGTAGCACGATTGATATGCAATCATGGCAGCTCGCTCTTCATGCGTTGGAATGTGCGTGTCTAGCAATTCTTGTGTTATTTCAAAATCTTTCATCGATAGTGGTAACTTTGCATCAACTTTTATAGCTGCGAGATCATGAACATAAACGATGCTGCGAACTGCGTCTTCTGTACTAATAGTGGTCATACCAAAATCCTATTCTAACATACTCAGAAAATGTGTATTCGTTGATCCGTCTCACTTGTGGGTAATGCTTTTCAACATGACAAATGAGTTCTTTCACAACTGCTTTTCGTTGCATTGGCACATCAACAACAAGCACACCATATGAAATGTCTTGTTCACATGACTGAAACACACAAAGATCTCTTTCGTGCGCTTCTTGAAACTGCTCGATGAGCTTATCGATGTTGCTCATCTTGGCAGTCTCTTTCATAGTCAACACAAATACAGGTGTTTTGATTCACCAATTCAACGAAATGGATATTCTCGTAAGATGTATATATGTACTCTACGAGTTTTTGTTTTGTGCCCATCGATGTGTGGGGATGTAGTGAAATAATTATGTACGGTCGATATACAGAATGTGGGTTGCCAAACATATTGTAGTCACGAATGGCATCTGCGTTCAATGCTCGCTGCAAATCGTCTTGTAACTGCTTAATCGATTTCAGATTCGTCATAAAATATTTCAATGCAATCGCCGTTTTTACCAATCTTTACTGACTTAATGTGATCATACGTTTTGTGTATGAAGCACATCAATTTTGTTTTTACACTATCTTTTGTGTTTGGCAAAAACCTTACAGAAATGTATGGATCTTCATACATGATCCCATACTTTCCGGTCTTAATGGTGCGTATGTCAATTACATAGTCTATCAATCCTTCAGATTGCGCACGGCGCAACTCTTTGCGCAACTCAGCTATTGGTTTTCTGTTAGATGACATACCTTATGTATAACGCTCGATCATACGGCGTGAGTGTTACATACATTACCTCTTTATATGTATCTCGAATGTAAGTCTTCAATCTCTGGCACGTGTTGTCTGTTGTTGCTGCTTTTAACCTAACCAAAATGCAATCACGGTTTTGAATATGCTCAAAATCTTCAATCAAGTTGTGCTCTTTTGCTTGAGATAGCTCTAACTCAAGTTGCGTTATTGTTTTCATATTTTTTCCTCTAATTCTTTCTGGCGCTTCTCTTGATCAAAATTTTTGTAGTGGTAGATGTCTATCGTTGATTTTTGTTTGTCGATGTTAAAATACTTCACTTGTGGAAAATTCTTTCGTATGTGGTCTGTGAGTTTTCGTATCGTGACTTCAACATTGTCTGTGTGCTTCAAGTAAACTCGCATATAGTTTTTATGTAACTCAACATCGACGATCAAGTTCGACAACACGGCTTCAACAAAAGTTGTCTCCAAATCATCAATCGTGCTCATGGTACATTGGCTACTGTGTATATATGGATTCTGTTGTATGTTACTAATCGAACATCATATATGACTGACCAATAGTTGTTTTTTATGTGCTCAAATACTTCTCGCACTTTGTCAGAGTCACAGTTGTGTTTGAATTCAAGTGACAAAACATTCAACCGTTGCACGTTTGGAAGCTGTGTGCGTGATGCCATCGGATCGTAGTTGAAGTAATGAATACAATTCACCATGCTATGGCGTTTCGCATTTTCAATCTCTTCAAACAAATCATCGATGGTTTTCTTTTTCATGGTCGCTTCTTCTTCATGTGCTCCGGGGACAGAATGTGATAGTCATGCCAAATAACAACATATTGTGTAAAAACATCTACGTGTAGTATTGCTACAAATGTATTTTCTATGTATTCTTTCAACTGTCGCATCTTTTTGTCTGCGTTAGGAATCGTGTATGACAAAACAATCACAATGTGATCTCCATACATATGCAAAACTTCAAAGTGCTCTTCTGCATCTGCTAATTGGTCTCGCAATTCGTGTATAGACTTCTTCACAACTAATCCGTGTTATCTGTGCATCTCAACAACAAGCACACGAATCATGTGACCATATTTTTGTTTCATGTATTTTTTGAATTCGTCTTCTTTTGCCATGTATTCAGTCTTAATCGCAACGTATACATCAAACTGCTCGTCTGCGTAAAAGACTTCTGAGATGAATGATGTGACATCTGGAACTTTACCAATGTGAAAATATGCAATAACGTCTCGTTCGTACGCACGATTCAGATCGTCTCGCATATCGTCAAATGTTGGCAAGTTCATGTAACATTTTCCCTGGACCAAACTTCAACAACTTTTGGATTCAAGGAATTTCTAGCCACAAAAACGTGTGTGCCATATTTGATTGTGAGGTGCTTTACAACGGCATCGATGATGAAACTGCGTGTTCTATCACTGAATGTAGCCATGATCATCGAGTCTGTTTCTGTGACTTCGATTACCATGTTCATATCATGTGCACGACGGAACTGAAGCGAAATGTCTGACATGATTCCGTTTGGGTTTGTACACACTGTATTGTTCTCACATAAACTGGTTTAATATATTTATTGGATTTTGAAGGTAAGTTTTTTCTTTAGCCGTGTATTGTTGTTTGCAATTGCGATCAAACGAATCGTTGTGTTTCTCTTTTCTAAGAAGACAATCGTAAACTTGCCACGAGTGTTTGTTTTACCACTGAGTGTTGCGCCATTGGCTCTAATTGTTACTGGCTCGTCTGCAAGTGCTTTATTATTCTTGTCGAGTAATGTTACAGTCACCACACGTTTAGTGCGTTTAATGACCATCTTTGCTGGCTTACTTTTTTGTATCGTTTGTTCAGTAGTTAAACAATAGCCAAAATATGACACAAAGGTGCTAATTTCATTTATGCTCTGCGCTGAAAAGTATGGTGTGCCGTACGAGATTGATGGATACATGAGGCTACCAAAGCCTGCAAAATCATGTTGCGCACCAAACGAGTGTCCCATTTCATGTGCAAATACGTTTGCTGTGAGTGAGCTATAATGTTGCACGACACCGTACGCATATTCTGGTGCATAGCATATCGCTCCAACATATGCGATGCCAATTGTAGAACCTGACATATCTTTACCAGTAAAAAGATATTGAGCGTTCGCAATCACAGGCGCCGAGTCTTGAAAGCGATTGAGTATTAGTTTTGGATCAAGTTCAGGTGTGCTGCTTGATTGTGTCACTTGAGATACGATGTTGAATCTAATACCAAGCTGACGTTCGTATAGTGCCTCAGCCTCGTTAATGATACTTGCGATTTCTGCGTTTGCTTGTGTGCCGAATCGTGCAACCCACTCAGCATCGGCGGTTGTACTAATCGTCACAACTTTGACAGTTGTTGCACCAAATTCTAATGCACTTGCTTGCGGCTTGTGTTCGTGTTCATGGCTTTCTGTCGCACACGCTTTCTCTGGATGTGCGCTGCGTGGCATTGAAGCAACTCGCACTGATGCAAAATTGTCTTTTGACTTGATTGTGAATGTGCGCTGTCTGCTCTTTCGTGACCCTGTTACTTTGCCCTGAAACGTAATGCGCATCTCATTGCCGATAACTGATGCTGCAACTGGATATACACCAGATCGTAGTTTGATTTCACCCTGATAGAATTTTGCGCCAGTGTTGACTGTGAATGTCTTTTCATGTGTGAGAGTAATAGTGACTGTGCCTTGTGTGCGAACAAATGCACGAATCACTGTCGGAGATATTCTCTCGACCGTTTGCTCTGCGTTGCTTGATGTGATTGTTGCTAAACAGATTAAAAGGGAAATAATAAAAAATTGGATATATTCACGAATAATCATTGAACAAATATATCACCATAGAATCCAATGTCAATATTAAAACGACTTTTTCAAAATCTCCAAAAGTTGGTCAACGTTGGATTTGGAGAACGTGAGCGATGGACGCACACGAACAGAAATGGTTCCACATCCAAGCAAAAACAATCCATTATCGTAGCATCGTTTTACAAACGCATCACGATCTTGCGGCGTTGGCATATCAAAAGAGCATAGCAGTCCCTTTCCGCGTGGATTGAGTACACCAAGATTCTTTAATCCAGCAAGCAAGTATTCTCCAACCACGGCAGCGTTGTCTATCAGATTGTCTTCGTGAATGATCTCAAGATAGCGTTGCGCACGAACGAAGTCAGTCAAGTTGCCACCCCATGTTGAGTTGATTCGAGATTTTTCTTCAAATACGTTTTTCTGCACTTCTCGAATTCTGTCACCACTGAGAATGCCACACACTTGCATCTTCTTACCAAACGAAATGATGTCTGGCTTGATGTCGTAGTGTTCGTGTGCCCACATCTTGCCCGTCAAGCCAACACCAGTTTGAACTTCGTCGTAGATCAGAATTGCTTCTTTGTCATCTGCGAGTTTACGAAGACCCTGATGAAATTGTTTTGTGAAGTGATTGTCGCCACCCTCGCCTTGTATTGGCTCAATGAGAATTGCTGCAACACTATGTCCGAGCTTTGTGATGACATCATCTGCGTACTGCAAAAACTCTACATCTCGCTTTGCTTGCTCTTCTGGCGAGATTAACTCGTGAATGTGTGGTGCTTCAAGACGTGGCCAGTTGGCAAACTTTGGGAAGAGATCATACTTTCTTGGGTCTGCTGTGTTTGTTACTGTGAGGGTGTAACCAGATCTGCCATGAAATGAATTCTTGAAGTGTAGCACTTTGAGATCGTCTGGATTAGCTACAATGCCACGCTCTTTGAGCTTACGATACTTCCAGTCGAATGCTGCTTTCATAGCATTCTCTACTGCGAGACTGCCACCTGCAATGAAGAATGAATCTCTGAAGTAGCTCGGCACACCAACTTTGAAGAACGTTTCAAGAAACTCGACGTACTCTTCAGTGAGAATGTCTGAGTTTGATGGGTTTGTTCTCGCAACTCTTAACAGTCGAGACTCAAACGCAGGATCAAACATCTTAGGATGATTGTGTCCTATTGGATTGCTTGCTATGAAGCTGAAAGCATCAAGCAATTGTCGCCCCGTAGTTTTGTCAACGATGAAGTTTCCGAAACTCTTGTTGATGTCGTACACAACATCAAAGTGGTCTACTAGAATGTGATTCGATGCTCGTTCGTGAAGTGTCTTAGTCATAATCAAAAATCAAAAACAGTTATTCGCCCATCATATACTGCACATCGACACTGGTACTTTTGTGAGATGTACTCTTTTATTTTCATTATTGCTTCATGCTTTACGCCATCTGCAAATCGTATGTATAACGTTTTGTACTCCGGTACGTTATCCAAATCTTGTGTGTAGGTGTCGCCAGTTATTGGAGCTTGATAGTCCCACTCGTTGTTACGATACATCGCAGCGTCTGGGTCGTAAATGATTTTTCCTGATTTCTCTTTTAGCTCAATATCAATGTTGTACACAAAACCGTTGTGTTGAGCTTTCATAAACTCTTCCAGAATAGCTTTTTGTTTTTCTATTGTTGGACTATTCTGCATACGTCAAATTCATGTAGAGTATATTGTGATATTTAGTACATCACAAGTAATATTCTCGGCGTTCGCCCTAGCTCCATCAACGAAGTATCAACCTCGAATTTGTATGTTGATTCGATGTATGTTCTAATCTTACTCACTTGAGAGTCTGTAATTTTGTCGGTAAACATGATTTCAACTCCAACGGCTTCTGGTGTTCCACCAGGAATTTTAATGTCATCGATGTTGGTGATGAAAACAACGTACCCCTGCTTTTTAGCATTTTGCAATTCACCTAGCAACTTTTTTATTGCTCTATTCTTGAGAAAATGGTGAATCATCCAATTCCTCTAACTGCTTTCTCAACTGCTCAACTCGTGCTCTGGCGTGTGCAACACTATAGTGATCAAACCATACAAACTCTGATGCGTTTTTAGAGGATTCATACTTCTGCCGCACAAATTCTTCGAGATCTCTAATCTCTCTAAGAATTTTGAATCGAGTGTAATCATACACTTTAGCCATAACTACTTCTTAAATAGCTTTGATCTCATATCATATTCAAAAACAAGGGTGCTGAAAGTCAAAGTAGAAACAGAACTTGTACATCGTTCTTTTCGTGCGAGCTTTAGGTCGTATCTTAATTGCATAGCTTTGATGAAAGCATTTATTTGATTCACATCAATCACAGTCTCGCCTGACATTGGCAATTCGATGGTCAGTGTGTAAATGTTGTTATGATCAACACTGTGTGAACACGATGAGATTACATTTGCCGCCATGCAATCATTAAGTTTTTTGTTGAGATCTTTAGCGTCTGGATGAAGTTCAGGCACTTGATTGTATTCTTGTACAACGGGATCAAGAGGTCCATATGAATACCAAGGCGAAGGTGTTGGTATCGTAGGTTGTACGGGAGGTGGAGCTGCACTGTCGTTTAAGATCCAGCTACCGTCAGGTCGCAAGACAAGCATTTTATCTTTTGGTAAAAACTCCTTGTTTACGGGCTCGCCAAACACAAACGTTTTTGCGAGAACCAAAAGATCTTTTGCTTTCTTAAATACTGACATACTAGGGGTTACATGAATATTGCACTGCAATTGCTGGAGCGACACGATGAATTATGCCACCCTTTTTACAATCTCTTGCCATGATCTTCTGACATTGCTCTGGATTAACACACGCAACTACTTGCTGCGATACTATGCCAGAACCACCTTTTACTTTTGTTGAGCAACTACACAACGATGTCGTGATCGCAAGCCCGACGACAAATCCAAGGTAAAACTTTATGTGCATATTATTTCTCACTTTCAGCTACGACACCCAAGGCTGTTGCCTCATTCATACAATTGTTGATTTCATATTTTGTCCCAGTGACAACTGAATCAATTCTATTTAGGCGCTCTTTTACAGCATCAACTTCTTCAAGTAACGTGTCCAGTTTGTTTTGAAGAACGATCTTTTCTCGCTCTGCTGATCGAATTGTGTTGAGCTTTTTTGCTATGATGAGTGCCATTGGATCTATATCTGCTGTGCTCATAATGTTCTCCTACACATCACCATTCTCAATAACTTTCTCATCTTCGTATGGTGCAGTGTTTCGACGATAGAATTCTTGCTTTGCACACTCAAGCATACCCATAGCAGAATTGTGATCTGCGTACGATAGCTTCTTTTTTCCAGTCACAGCATGATATGTTGCTTTAATCATGACTGTGATACAGTAGTTCAAAATACCAGGCAGAGCAGACACATCACCGTTTGATGTATCAACAATTGCATCTACCAAATAGCCTAGCTGAGTATTAACTTGTTCTCGTTTATCAGACGTTATGTATGGCATAGTCAATCCTACATCTTAGAGTGTGTACAAAAGAATCCGAGATCTTTTGATTTCTTTGGCATCAAGAAACTCAGATCTCCATTCTTAATCTGTTCTTGTGTTGCGTAGTATACAGGAAGTCCGCATGATTTTGCAAACTCAATCTCTGCGGTGACGCCCACGCTCTTGTCCCACCCATCAAGCATCAGTACGATGATGCCGCCGTCACATCGTTCGACGAAAGTTTTATCAAACTCACACCAAAAGTTCCAATCTCCAGGAAGATTGTACTTTTCCCACGGCTCGTTATATGAGATTGGCGCAAATACGAATATGCCGTGGTGTAAAAGATCAACTGCCGTCTCTGTGACTGCTTCTGCTCTCTGTTTCTTTATGGCAGGATCTTTGTGAGTATATGGCGAAGCAAGGTAATACAACTTACGATTCATAATAAATTACTTCAATTTCTTGAGCATTTGATACACGTCATCATCAACGTCTTCTAGTAGCTCAGAAAAGTAGCTCTCCTCTTCATCTTCTTGTTTAAGTTTCTTGAGGGCTCTCTTTCGCTTCAGCTCTTCAGAAACTTCTTTAGTCTTTTTGTCGTCCTTGTAATCGGACACTTTTTTATTAACCACTTGTACACGTCCTCCTAATTAAGGATGAGTTCAGTATAACACAGATTATATGTGTGTCTAGTAAATATTTCGGATAGATTGCCAAGAATGGAACTAATCGTCAGTTCGTATTCCATATTCTTTGAACACGTCCCGTGGCTCGATTTCGTTCTCTGGAGAGTTCTTCATAAGTTCCAAGTTCATCTTGTAACTTTCTTTCGTGACGATGTGTGCAACACTCACCACAACGTAATTGCCTTGCAGGTACTTGTCCAGCTCTTCTGGATTTTGGTCGTTAATACGACCAGTCTTTTCTGGTATATCAAACTTAACAACTGAGCCAACTTTGATTGTTGGATCACCAGGCAAAGATGTCGAGATGACGTTCTTGATGAAACTCGCTTTCTCTGCTTCACGTTGATTTACAAACTCTTCTGGTGCATACGGGCGAACTGTCTGATCTCTCTGTGAGATGTATTCTTGTGTATCTTGTCCAGCATCGCCGACGACAACTTTAAGATTGCCTCTTGGGTTGATGAACATCTTGCTGTTGTTAGTAAACGCTTTTGCTGCACCTTCACCCACTATAGATGCAAAGTCAGAACCAGTTATGAATTGTAATGGTGCTGGTGAGCCAATCAACTTTGTTATGCCATCAAGAATTGTTTGAAACGGCGATGCTGCGCCCTGCTCACCGGTTTGTTGGCTAGAGTCTTCTTGAGGTTGCCCACGCAAGTCAAATGTTTTGAACGAAAATGATCTGCGAATTGGATCGACAGTTAATATGCTAGATGCACCCTCACCTGATAGTGCAGATTTTAATATGTCAAACCCACTCTCTTCTTTTACCACACTTGCTTTATACATATCTTTCGATATATTCTTATACGCTCGTGCTAGAGGTCCATCACCAGGCGTAGGCAAGTTTTTCGTTCCCTGATACAATGTGCGAACAGGTTCTTGCTTTATCAACTTTCGCATTGTGACGAAGTTGAATTTGTCTCGGTCTTCAAAGAACACGTAGAACGAGCCGTTGCCTTCATCTGATACAGCTCGCTTGCATATTTGTTTGATTGCTTTTATCGGACGTTGATTCTGAACAACATAGTTCATTGGGTTGCGAGTCGGCTCAACTTCTATCGGCTTATTCTCTTTCAAATATGTGTCGTAAATGTTCTTCACGATGTCACTGTATGGCATATTCTTGAACGACTTCGACACAATTGTGTTGATGTTTTTGAACACGACACTTGAACAATATGCAAGGTTGTATGTTTGACGTTTGCCAGAATTGCCATCTTGCTTTTTACCATACAGAGAATAGATGGGCATCTCAAAACTAATTGGATCAAGCTCATCACCATTTGTTTCATCAAGACGTGTAAACGATATTCTGATGCGCTCTTCACCAATCATTGGAAGCATCGTAGGCAAGTCGATAGACTCTACAACAAAAATAGTGCCGTGCAGAGTGGTGCCGAAGATTGTTTCCTCGAACGTAAACTCAACGAACTGAGGATACAAACTAATCTCTTTGCCTGTATGTGATATGAGTGTCAGATCTTTTAGATTATACTGATACTCATGGGGAAATTTTGCCATGCTAAACTACTTGAAAAGTTTACTCAACTCGTTTGTCAAGTCTAGTATGTATGATTTATCGATAATGACAATATTTCTTTTTTTGTCATTCATTTCCACTTCATGATCGTACACACTAACTTCTTTTACGGTGTGTTGTGCATCAATACTGTATGTATTATATGTTGCCTCATCGATAATGAGATTTTGTCCAGTTGCTTGATCCACAACTTCGTAATGATGTGGCAGGGCAAGTGCACCTCGTGGATACGAAACACCATACTTTGTTTCAAGATACTTTGTGAACACGTTGTCGTCCATAGGCCAGTCATGAATCGGATGAAACATATTGTTCGCATAGAACAATGCCCACGTATGTCTTGGATTATCGTAATACTTCGACGCAATAATGTCTGGTCGTTCACCAGGAGAAATTGTGTACTTATAGTACAGCGCACGACGTTGCAAAATTGCATCTCTGATCTTGCCTCTGACCATGATGTTTACAGCGGCTTCATCACTATATTCGATTTGTGGGAAATAATGAAAGTGTTTCATAATTAGTAATCTTTAAGAATCATTTCCTTAGTCAACACTTGAAGTTCCTTGAACGTGAGTGACATACGAATGTCTACGGGAGCTCCGTTCTCTCTAAAGAAAGATGGAATACCAGAACCTCCGTAATCAACATCCATTCTGATGAGTGCAGAATTCATGATGTTGAACATATACTTTCGTGTCGGCGTCAAAAGATAGATCTCAAAAAAACATGGGTATTGCCAGGTCTCTCCGCTACCTTTAGCTGGATGCATCGCCCACTTGAACGTCTTGATGATCTGACGAATATCTTCACTCTCTTGTTTTGTTCGAGCAAGGAGTTGAAAGTCAAATTGAAACTCTCTGAACTCAACACCTTTGAAGAGAAGTGCTGCTTGAGGATCTAAAATACCTTTTGAGCGAAACTCAGCCTCGTTTTGAAATGCTTGAGTGCCCATAGCTTTATCAGCTGCCATACCAGCAAGAATTGCATTTTGTGCACCTTGGCTTTTTAATGTATTAGCAATACCACCTATTACACCAGCTCCAGATGATGCAACGCCAGATGCAAAGTTACCAATCATGTCCATGTTTCTACTGACAGTGAGACTCACTTCTTCCCATTTTGTTCCGTAGTTCACTTTGATAGATGGTGGCATATACAGCGCAAGGCGCTTGAATAGTTTTGCTGCGTCTGTTGTGTTTGTTGTGCCGTCTTTGTACATAGACGCCGTTGATCCTTGTGAATCACGCACCATGAAATATATGTACGCTGCGGTTTGATTCGCAAAAAGATCGTGTGGATAGTACAGTGAGCTTCCATCTGAATACTGCTTGTCGTCTTCTAAAGTCTCTTTCGGAGTTTCTTTAGGCATAAATGCACTAACGTCTTGCCCAGGAGAAAATAAATTAAGAAGAGATGATGGTACACCAGCCGCTTTAGCTAAGTCTTCGACTACGGGCGCCCCTTTCAGTTTTTTAAGAAGGTCTAAATATCCAGTCATATGCACCAAGGTCAGTTTAAGTTGAAAAACCCATCAAAGTATTTAGGTGATGCTCAGAACATCGTCTATCGCTCATCATGGGAATTTTCTGTCATGATGTGGTGTGACAGTAACCCAAGTGTTGTTTCATGGTCATCCGAAGAATTAGTCATTCCATATTTATGCCCCACTGACGGAGGTTATCACAGATACTTCATCGATTTCACAATAACGTTCAAAGATAACAAACGTTTGTGGATTGAGCTTAAACCAGACAAGTACACTAGACCCCCTGAACAATCCAAAAAAACGACACGGGCTGCTAAGAAACGATACATCACAGAGGTGTATCAGTACGTAAAGAATCAAGCTAAGTGGAAAGCTGCTGCTCATGCTGCACGAGCGCAGGGAGCCTCGTTTCAAGTATGGACAGAAAAAAGTCTTGCAACTCTCGGCATCAAGATTCTTGGAAGCTGATAAATACTTTTGATGAAAAACAAGCCGCAAGCATATTTTGATGACATGGTAGAACTCTCAAAAAACAACGAGAAGTTCAAAGAGATGAGCTTGCGTTCACTTAACTGGTACAAAAAGAAAGTCAAAGATATTTTTGGTAGCACCGAAACAGATCCAGAAAAATTTTTTGATAAAGTAAACTACCCAAACAAACCGATACCAGGCAACATCATCACATTCAAGTACAATCCCAAAACAAGAGATGTTCTTCCATATTACGATATGTTTCCTCTTGTGCTAGTGATTAAACTTGTGCCGGGTGGATTTATAGGGCTCAACTTTCACTATCTAGCACCTGCTGATAGAGCAGACTTTATGAGCAAACTTGAAGCATATCATAGAGCATCGGCGGACGGAACTATCAGAATAAATATAACGTATTCGATGTTGAAACTGTCAAACAGGCTTGTTCACTATAAAGCGTGTTTGCGTTCATACAAACGTTCTCAAGTAGGCAACATGATGTATACTCTCACACCAGATGAATGGGAGCTTGCTCTGTTCTTACCGACAGAAAAATTTGTAAAGGTGCCAAAAAGACGTGTTTGGAACATATCGAGACGCATCATAGAGGAAAACAAAAATGGCAAACGTAGACGGAATTAAATCTTTGATCGGAGAAGCTGGCGGACCTGCGCTAGGATGCCAATATGTTTTCAACATCATCCCACCTATGGCGTTCTTAGGCATCACTGAAGGTCTTGGGCAAGGTCTAAATGGTGACATATTTGGTGGCATAGCAACAGCTGCACAAGATCTGTTCAAAACAGGATTCTTAAAGAATAAAGCTGGTCACGTTTCAATGCTCGCAGAGTCTGTTTCAATACCAGGCAGACAGCTCTTATCAACTGAGCACAGAATCTTTGGTACAGTACGAAAGATGCCGTATGGTGTTTTGTATGAAGATTTGACTGCAACATTTATTTGTACAAACTCGATGGTAGAAAGAACGTTTTTTGATGTGTGGCAACAGCTAATCATTTCACCAGGCTCTCAGTACATGGAGTTCTACGAAAACTACGTTGGAAGTATTGTGATTCAAAAGGTATCAAACTTTTCTGTGGCGGAAGACAAGTCACAAAAAGACAAGAATAAAAAGCCAGATCCGCCTCCATACAAAAAGTTTGAGAAGTTGGCAACATACGTTCTTCAAGAAGCATATCCAATTTCTATTCAATCGCAAGAGTTGAGCTATGCTGATGGCGATTACTTGAAACTTACTGTACAATTTGCATATAGCAAATGGAAGTCAGTGTTGGACTTTTCTATGCCTAATAACCCAAAACTAACACCTTTTGGGTAGCATATATACTTACACAATCGATTTTTAATTCGTGGAGTGAAAAATGGGCTTACCAAAGATTGATGTTCCTACTCATACTGTAATCATACCATCAACTCAAAAGACTATCACCATTCGTCCATTTTTAGTCAAAGAAGAAAAGATTCTTCTCACTGCTATGGAAAGCGGTGACACGGATGACATTGCAAACGCAACAAAACAAATTGTTTCAAACTGTATTGTGACACCAGGTGTCGAAGTTGACAAACTTGAGATCTTTGATTTCGAGTATCTGATTCTTCAACTTCGCATCTTCTCTATTGGCGAGACTACAAAGATACGTTTCTTGCCTGTGCAAAACACCACGTGCCCTGAGTGTGCAAAACATCGTGAAGTAGAAGTGAACTTAAAGGACGCTAAAGTTGAACATATCGATAGCGTTGATAAGAAAGTCAAGCTCACTGACACTGTTGGCTTGCAACTGAAGTATCCAACAGCTAAACACTTTGCTCTTCTTCAAGCTGCAAAGACAAAGAACGATCTCACAAACATCTTCAAACTTATTTGGGCTTGTGTTGATTTTGTATACGATGCTGACAGTATCACGAGTGCTAAAGATGTTTCTACTCAAGAGGGTATCGAGTTCTTAGAGAACTTGAGTGGCGATCAGTTCAAGTCGATTGAGACGTTCTTGGCTAATATGCCAAAACTTGAGCAAAAGATTAGCATCAAGTGCTCTCAATGCTCGTTTCAACAAGACTATGTGCTTTCTGGATTAGAAGATTTTTTCGCATAATGCTGGGCCACACAAGTTTAGCGATCTACTATCAGACGCTATTCAGCATGGTTCAGCACCACAAATACTCACTCACAGAATTGGAATCACTCATGCCCTATGAGCTTGACGTATATGTGGAATTGCTTGCTTCATTCTTAAAAGAGCTACAGGATCAGAATAAATAGAGTTGTATATCCAAATTGGTACAACTCTCATGAAACTTAGCGACAAGTACAAAACACAAATAAAACAAAATTCCACAAAGTCGCAAGAAGCATACGCTGGTCTCATGACAGACCTTCGTGTAAAGTACAAGGTGTATAGCAACACTGGCTTGAAGTCGATGGAGATGCTCTATGATATAGCATCTGGAGCTGAGGCAGACACACTCGATGGACTCAAAACAAGACTCGGCAGGCTCGATCAACTTAGAGAATATTTACTGAAAACATCTCTTGAGCCAAAAGAACAGAAGAAAGTTTTTGCAGCATACACAAAAGTTCAGAGTGCTATACGCAATCACAAAGATCAATACAACAAAAAGTTTAGTGGCATATCAAAGTTACTCGACGGTGCCACATCAAACATAGTCAGTGTGCTAGATTCAACATTTGATGAGTTTCCTCTTTTTCAAGCCATGCTTAGAACTGGATCGTTTGCTGCTCGTAAAATTAAAGAGCAACAGCAAAAAAGAATGGAGGCACTGCAAGCAAGAAATAATGCACTTCGCAGAGACTCTGAGCAAATGTATGCGAGAGAGCTTGAAAAAGAAAATGATGCTAAGCCAGCTAAAGGTAAAGGCATGGGCAAGAAGGGTGGTAAAAACTTCTTTACTCGCCCAACAATGGCACCATCAGTTGAATATGTACACGATAACACAGCACCCGCATATTCAACACCTCAGAATGGTGCTGGATTAGAATACATCGAATCAATGGCACAAAATATTGCCATGCTGAAAGATGTTGTGATGACAGATGTATTGGATGAACTTCGTGACATCAACAAATATAATGCTTGGCAAAAGACACAACAGAAAGACACAAGGCTAGACGAGCTTGAAGCAGCACGAGAAGCATCCAGAAACAATCCATTAAAATTAACAAGAGATAGATCATCAGGTACTTCTCAAGGCGCTCAGGCAAATGCAGAATCAGGTGGATTGATTGACACCGCACTTGATGTATTAGGAATAGGCGCAGCTGTAAAGGGTGCAGGAAAATTAGCTAAGGGTGTATTCAAGGGCGCTGGCGGTGTTGCTAAAGGTGCCGCAGGCAGTATTGCAAAAATGGGTGGCAAATCGCTACTCAAAAAAATACCACTACTTGGTCTTGGCGCCGGCGGCATCTTCGCAATACAAAGAGCGTTATCGGGCGATTTCAAAGGTGCTGGACTAGAACTTGCATCAGGGGCTGCATCTACACTACCTGGTCTTGGCACGGCAGCAAGCGTTGGTATTGATGCTACACTCGCGGCAAAAGATGCAGGTATGTTTGATGGTAACGTTCTCAATGCAAATCAAACTCCTTCTACAACTCCTGCTGGAGCACAAAACGCAAGAGCTTCTGTATTACCATTAGCATCGTTGACTAAGAACATGGACATTAAAGATGTTCTTGGCGCAGACGGCAAAGGTCTTGGCTTATTGTTCCCACTAAAAGCATTAGATGCGATTGCTGCCATAGCGACTGGTGGAACACCAAGTACACAAGGTAGCACACAAATGCGACCCGGTGGCATTCAAAGAGATAGCAATGCAACACAAACTCGTGAGCAATTAGATACAGCCAGACGTTCGAGAAAGAGTGTCGAAAGACGTTTCGATAATAAGATTAGACAAGCCGCAAGTAAAGGTGACACTCAAGAGGTCGCAAGACTTCAAGCTCAAAAGAGTGAGAGTCTATCAAACATCGACTCAAATAGAATTAAACCACTAGAAAAGAGTGCAGCATCAGCAGCCACAGGAAAGATGATGGGTAAACAATCTTCTAGTCCAGCACCAGAAGCATACTCAGGTGAGCTTGGTGGCATCTCAAAGAAATATGAATCTGGCTCTTTAGGGGCTGGTGCTGTATCAAGCGGCAAAGGAGATCCAGGTGGCGCATCGTATGGCACATATCAATTGGCATCAAAGACTGGCACGTTACAGAAGTTTTTGTCATCTAGTGAGTATGGTGGTGAATTTTCTGGCATGAGTCCAGGCTCAGCCGAGTTTAATTCAAAATGGAAAGAACTCGCAAAGTCAGACCCAAATTTCGGAAAAGCACAGCACGAATTCATCAAAAAAACACATTATGATCCAGCAATCAAAAAGGCAGCTGAACTTGGTTATAATGTAAATGACCCTCGCATTCAAGAAGCCGTATGGAGCGGCAGCGTTCAACACGGCGGCATTAACAAGATTCTATCTCGTGCAGCCGGCACTGAAGGCTTCAGTAATATGTCAGCTGAAGATCAAGTAAAATCATTCTATGAGACTCGCTCTCAATACACAGATGGACTGTCTGGTGTATCTCGTGCTGCCGGTCGCGGCAGATATGAAAGAGAGATGAAAGATGTGTTGAACATGAAAATGCCCGAAACAAAGGGTGACGTTATTCAACCAGAGCAAATTCAACCAAATGCGCCGGTCGTACAAGCATCGACAACAGAAGCCAAGCCAAGCGCACCAATAGTGCAAGCATCCGCGGTTGGAGCCAAACCAACAACACCAATAATTCCAGCATCACAAGAGGTCACTGGCACACAAGGTGTAGATTATGCCGTTGATCCAGATACGGGAGAGAAATATGCATATGATCCAGAGATGAAACAATCAATGGCGCAAGAAAGATTGTTGCTACAACAAAACGATCCCAAGATGACACCAACTCAACAGACCGTGACAGAAGGTTCTAAGAGCACTGCACTAGCACAGGCAGCACCACAAACGCCTGCTGTAATACCAGTATCTGCTCCAGGTCCGGGTGTCAACATGAGTGGTGGCTCAAGTGACGGTCAGCCTAATAAAGATACTGGCACTGACAGCAGGCGAATGTCCTACATCAATGCTATAGAGGCTTAATCCTCATTAGCTAATTGTTGAAGATAAGAAAGATCATCAGAGATGTCTTCATCGTCGGTGCTTGATGCACTGAACGATGCTGGAATATCATCTTCACGATCAATCGTTCCGATGTCAGATGCACTTTCTGCTAATGCCGACTTCGTACTCTTTGACGTAGAAGATGCACTCTCAACAGTTGAAGATGCACTAAGTCCAAGAACACGATCAAGTCGCTTCTTGAGATCGTCATATGACTTGAACTGTGCAGGATCAATCAACTCAGACAACTTATGCTCAGATCGCCAGAGAGTTTCGATCTTCTTATCATCACCGCCAAACAGAGGCTCAGGCGAAGCAAAGTCAGATTGATCGTAGTTTGGGTACCCATCAACCTTACGACACTTGAGCTTAAAGTTTGCACCTTTCCAAGGACAGAATGGGTTGACAGGATCTTTCTGATCAACTGGATCTGGCTCAGGAATCATAGCTTCTTGAATCTTCTGAAAGAGCTTCTTACCATACTTGAACAAGAATACTTTACCCTCGTTCTCAGGATTGGCAGGATCTTTCACGACAAGAATGTTCGACACATACTTCGGCGTTCTCTTCTGCTTACGAGCAAGTTCTTTGTTTGCATCGATACCAGAGTTCCAGAGTTGATTGTTATACTCGAACACTGGATCAGTCACACCCTTGCCGAGAGTTGTACGAGACTTCTCAATGTACCAGCCGCCTGGACCCTTGAATGCGTGTTCATACAAAAGCACCCACGGAAGTGTGTCACCGTCAGCTTCAGGCAAGAAACGAATCACAGCGGCACCAACACCAGACTTATCTACAGCGAGCTTCCAGAAACGGTCGTCACCAGACGAACCTGATTCAGACTTCTTGTTCAACGACTCAAGAGCATCTTGTAGTTTCTTAGCACCAGCTAAGCCTTGATTCTTTTTAAGATCAGCAAATGACATATTGTTCTCCAATATAAAAATAGTTCACTACGCAGTAGTGTTCTTAATACTATACTTCATTTATATGTTACTCTCAAGTTTTTTCTACGAGAAAAACATTTTTCATGATTGTGCGAAATCGTTTAACATCCACATTAAGGAATGGAGAATACTTTCTGCACAGTTGGTACATCTCTGGCCACACAATCGAGTCTTCGATTCTATCATTCATCTTTGGCAAGAAATTGAGGATCTTGTTCATGATGATAAATGATTCCAATCGAATTGTTTTGTGGAGAGTCAGTGTAACAAGTTCAGGCCAGTCATCACCCTGCTGTACAGTAAACAGCGAATCAAACGATGGCAACTCTTGTGCATCGATGAGTTGCTTGATTGCTTCCATATCTTCTCGAAAGTTGTACTCAAGTGCTTGACACGTTTTTTTGAAGTCTATGTGGCGCTGTCTTCCCACATCGGACATAACTTCGCCAACCCATGCATCTTTGTTCACAATAAAGTTTGCGACAAGAAGTTGCTCAAGTTGTTTCGCATCGTACAACTTTGCTATGCGTTGAAAGAAATACTTGTCGTTTCGTGTCTCGAATTTTTCACGAGAAACTTTTGCACTACCAGAAAACTTGAAGTAATCGTAGTCTTTTTGTTGAAAGTGTAGTTTCAATGCAACGTAGCGTTTGTACGCATCATATGCATTCATATTATAGTAACAACTTTGCTGGCTTATTTCCTCTGTTGAGCAAATTGAGATCGGTCGCTTCTGCTTCGATCTTCTGCTTAATGCTCATGTTCAACAAACGTGGCACTGATTCAGGCTCAATGTTGTTTGCTGCCATGTAATCACACACTGCTTCAAAGTATGTGACTTTGCTTTCTCGCACGATCTTTTCAATCGCTTGAGAGAATGTTGTTTGTGTATGTACTCGTAATGTCATTCAGTATACCCATTATCTTTTAATAGCTTTTGTAAAACGTGATCGTCCATATAGCCGCCAATGTCGAACTGATCTATTGAGAGCGTAGCAACAATCTTATCTTCAACGATGACTTTTGTTCTGCCGCAACGATATGACAGCTTAACGTTTTTGCCATCTGTTGTTTTACCTTCCCACTCGGAGGGAAATCCTAAGTGAGTACGAACTAGGCTTGCAAAATTTATCTTCATTCTCTCTCCAAAAGATTAAATCGTGCAAGAACTTCATACAACACATCGTTGTTGATGTGATCACAATCGGGCTCATGCAACAGATCGTCAATCGATAATACTAAATTCTCTTCTTGGATGCAATCAATTATATTATTAACTGGAGTTTGGCTAATATAAACACGAATATCATCCAAGTCATAAACGATGACACACGCAACACCGTCAGAGTAAAAATACTGCCATCTGCTAGGGTGAGCAGAACAAGTCTTCTCTAACTTAGAAAAGGGTATCTTTCTAGTCATGTGTCTAACTTGCTTCGGAAGCCTAAAAATACTGGGAATCGTGGAGCATCTTTGACACCCACGGATTGATATTTATACTTCACTAATTTATTGATGTACGAGTCACGATTGTCCCAAATCTCTTTCTTGAGAGCATCATCAAACCCGCTACCTATTCCAAATCGCACTTTCGTTTTTTGATCTTCAACGATGAGTGCACCAAGAGTGTTTGCTGGAACAAGACCATCTTTCTTGTGCGATCTCTTTGAGAGTCCAAACTCGTCTTTCTCTTGTATATTGTCGTTGTGCATCTTCTCTTCAAACCCAACGACGATTGCTTCTGCGTCTAAGAATCGTTTGAGCTTCATGAGAATCTGTTCTTTTGGTGTAGAACGACCACACTTGTATTTGCCGTCTGGCTGACGAATCATTACACCTTCATAACCCTGGCGCAGACACTCTTTCTCAAACGCTAACAACTCTTCAACTGAATGAATCTTTACGGGCTTTAATGCAATGACTTCAAATGGTGGTTTCTTCTTGATTGCGTTGTGCATATCAGAAACTCGCTCGCTGTATGGCTTGCTCAAATCATCTTTCACATAGTCAAACATATAGAATGAAAACTGAGGTTCACCATCGAATGACATGACTTTTGATTGAATGTCATTAAACGTGCCGGGTGTCATAACTTCACCATCAACACCGTCTGGCAAATACTTCTCTAACATCTCTCGAATGTGTGTGTTGGGTACTGGCTTGAATTTTCGTGTGACAGCTTTACCGTCAACTTTGAGAACACGAATGCCATCGAGCTTCGGTGTTGCAAGAACAGGAAATCTCAACGTGTTTATATCTTCTAACGTAGCTGCAAGAAGTGGACGTGTAATCATACGCAAAAAGAAAAGACAGCCAGAATTTATGCTGCTCTATAAGCATACAGTATAAAAAGTCAGTTGTCTACAACTATTTTCCATATTTGATTCCATTCCATTTTTCAATTCGTGTGGAACAAAACTTCTAGTCCAAATAAATAAAAAGTATGACTCGCATCATATTGGCGTGGCAACAGCTATCGTCAAAACACTCATTTGGTCCAAAATTATGTCAGCTAACACCATATTTGCCGATATTAACGAGATCTATCTTGGCTTCTATCTTAACGGTCAAAAGTCATTTGATGCCGAAGCCGATAAGCAACTCAAGAAGCGCAGCAAGCAAGTCAAGAAAGAAGAACTCCTCGCTCAATCTGAAAAAGCTAAAGTCATGGCAGACGAAGTTTTGAAATGGGCAAAGGCTAATGGGTATAAAGGCAAAGTAAAAAAAGTATATTGGACCGCCCGTCCTGGTGTTCTGCAAAAAGCAGTTGGCAAAGATGTTGATTCACGAAAAAACCCAACAGATATTTTGATTGAGTTTTCTGATGGAAAATTTTTGGGTGTGTCAGCAAAGTCTACAAAAGGTAATGCAGATATTGGATTCAAAAATCCTGGGATGGGTACAATTGAATCTGATTTGAAAATCGATTTGAAAAGCATAGTATCAAAATCAGAAAATGATGCTATCAAACGATTCAAATTACCTACGAGCACTTCAGAGAGAAAAGCAAAAATCAGAAAAAGTCCTCAAGTACAAGCACAAACACAAGCTCTTGGTAGTCTGTTGCTTGCAAAGCTCAGGGACGCTATCTTGAAAAAACTTAAATCGATGGCACAACCCGCCTTGAAAAAATACATTCTCAACTCATGGATGGACTCAAATCAAAATTTGTTCCCACCCTATATTAAAGTGACCGGTATGGGAAACAAATCGCCATACACAGCAAAAGTTGATGACCCACTAAAGAACGAAAAGCTCGATGCAATCAAAACAAAAAAGATTACTCTTGAAGTTGTTGGTAACGAATCGATTGGTGTAAAGGCTGGTGGTAAACAGATTCTAAAGATGAGAGCAAAATACGAATCTGAAAAACTGGCTAGTTCAATTAAATTCAGTGGCGACCCCTGGTAAATTGTCTTGATACTGCACGACAGGTGCGAGACACGATAGTTGCCGTGTCTACGCCCTGTTTCGCCCTTCAGGGCTCGTCAGGTGCAGAAGCGCCATAGCTCATTTTCCCATTTTACTGCGGGGTTGCAGTGTTGCTCTTACTAGAGCAAAAAATAGACCCCAAAGCCAGAATCCCAAATCTTCCAATTATAGACGCCGTTTATGCGCTACCGGTCATCACGTTGGTCGAAATGGGGCTGCTACTTTGAGTGATACTATATATACAATCCAATTACTGCGGACGCTCTTTTTCCTATTCTTTAGAATAAATTTTCAATAAATTTGGCAGATGCTGCAATACCATTAACAGCCTCAGTAACTTCTTTAACTGTATCGATGACGTTTTCACGCTCTTGCTTGCGCACGTTAGACTCATACACGTCTGTGTATGCTTCATCACGTCTTGTTGCTTCACCAACATGGCGTCTGTGAGCACGTTCTTCTACCACACGAGAACGGCGAGACTCTTCTCTAATCTCATAACTGTCATCGTCGTAGTACGGATCTCTGTTGTCATCTTCGTAGTAAGCCTCAGTTCCATTGTAATCTGATATGTACCGCCTGCTCTGTCCGTGGGCAGCACTGATACAAACAAGCGAAACGAAAATGGAATACATCACAGTTCTCATAACTATAACAATATCACACATGAAAACAGTGTGTCAACAGTTATTTTGCTATGTATTTTTAGTGAGTTACTAAGTTTTTTAGCTTTTCAGCCTCATCTGGAGACACATTTTCGTCGTCTCCAACAATCTCTTTGACTTTATGTAAGAATGTCAAATAGTGATGCCGTTCAAGTAGTTTGTATATGACGTTGGCAGGGAGTCTATTCTTCGCTCCGTACTCTCTAATGTCGCTCGCTGTAAGTGGTCTGGCAAACGCATCTGCACGATCTTTGCGAACACGATCATACACATCAATCAAGCCAGTGGCGCTCTGTTCAATTTCTTTCAGCTCACGTTCAATCTCATCTTTGAGGTGACGAGCAGAATCTTTTGACAAAAACTTTAGCTCGCTATAGTCCATCAAGTCATCTGCGAGATCAGTCTTGAGAATGTCAAGTTGTGTAACAAGTGTTTTGAACTTGTCCATGTACTTCTCAAGATAGAACGGCTTCTCTATTGGCTCACGAATAAATTTGTTGTTGCTGATGTCGAACACACCGTCGGCTGAATTGTTTGCATTCTCAAAATCTTTTTCATCGTTCAACAAATGATAGTTGATTGGGTGTTTTGTTCCGTCAACAAACTTGCCACTGTTTTCTGTTGCGACTTTGACAAGCTCAATCATATCTTCATCTTTAGCACTGATGAGAACGTTTACATCAACATCTGAGTCTTCTGCATAACGACGAGTGAGAATGCTGCCGATGAGAGTGTAGTCTTTAATGTCCATGTGACGAGAGAGTTTTGAGATACCCGCAAGTATCTGTGCACGAACATTGGGCTTGAGCGTTAGTGGTTCGCCAGCGTCAAAGATCGAAACGTCATGTATTGGACGCTCTGGATCAAGAATCGACTCTGTTAAAAAACTACTAAACGATTTCATACTTATTGAATCATTGTTATATAGTGCATCTCTGGATAGCTACCGTACATGGCTGCTAGTGCGAGAATCAATGCTACTGTGACCAATACAACAATTGTACGAATAGCAGATAGCATAGGTATTTATCCTATTAAGAACATAAGTGTCCATGGGCAGATTGCAAACACAAAGTAAAAAATTGCAATTGACTTAAATGCAATTCTAAGAAATTTTTGGCTGACATCACGCAAACACAAAAACACAACAACGTACACTGAAAGCAATTTCACTGTAATGAGTGCTTGAGCAACACCCATGTAGTCCATTAAGAATCGAAGAAGAGCATTACCTTCAGCAGTAATGCCAAATTTAATCATACCAAAATATGTTAGAAGACCATCAAGAAATTGTGCAACACAAACACAGATTGCCCAAAACAAAGTGCGGCGACACATACTATTACTCACCATCTTTACCAAACACGGCTGACAAAATCACAACAATAATTACTATAAACAAAATGATTCTCACATAGACTCCATATTATAGTGGTGGACCTGAACGGGAGTCGCACCCGTTGTTCAGACTATTTTCTCTCATATCCGTTTACAACAATAGACTGAACTGTTCTAGCGTTTCAGGCTCTTAACCCCGTTGACATTGTGTTCAGACAACGTTCAGTCACAAGGGGCTGATCAATCAGCATTCCCACCCAAGATTAGGTTTTAACCTCACATAACGGATGGTTATCTGTGAGCACCGGTTCGCTTCATCTGCACAGTTTGAACGTTAGCGAACTACAAGATTCAAACCATGGCTTATGCAGCTAGGCTATAAGCATTTGCGTCGAAGTTTGCACTTAAACGGTGATCCATTTATTACGATGCCAAGGATCATCATCGTGTTGAGGGAATATAGTTCCTATAGTCTGTCGAAACTACGCAGGCCCCTACATTATTACTATACTATGTAGAAACTCCAAATTCAATTTTTTATGAATATTTGGAGATAAAATTCAAGATGTGGTTTGGAATGAGTTTTTTTGTTCCAGCATCGAGCTTCTGGACAGCATCGTGTGCCAGATGTAAGTTTTTATTGCGCACATGACGGGCAATCGACTTTAGAGTTTGTGCTTGAAATGGTGTTCCACGTTTTGCTGCGATGTCAATATCGTCTGCAAACTCTCGACAGTTGGACTCAAATTGTGGACTCTTTACTGATAAAGGACTGCCTATGCGATATTGCGTGTTCTGACTTTCAGACAACGACTTGAGTGCTTTAATAAACAACTTTATATCAAACATAGGCAGCCCTAAATGAACTGCTACTATTTAGTTTGTGTGAAGGTCAATCTCGTCTTCGTCCTCAGACTCTTGCACACTCTGTGGCGCCACTTGCTTTAGTAACTCAAATACATTCTGCATGAATTCTGTGCTGTCCATGTGCTCAAGTAGTTTTGGATCTAGCTTGGGTCGGTCATCATTACCAACTTGTCGCAACTCCCAAGAAAGAAGAAAGAACAAACAGCAGCCAGCGTTTGCAAGATGTGTGAGCTTTGTTTCTTTGTCTTTATCTTGTCCATGAAACCATCGAGTCAAATGTCGCTGTAGAGCACCGAAAGCTCTTGACCAGTCCATTCCTTTTTCCCAATTTCGTGCTTCATACTTTGCTGCACCAAATGTAAGAACTTTGGCAATCTCATTCACAGCATCGTATGGAACAAGATCCCAACGAATCTTGTGTTGGTCGTATTTTACACCCTCAGTCTTTTTATCCTTTTTGCTCATATCGCATGGCTCCATAAAGAATCTTGTAATGATAATGTACAACAATACACACTACAAAAGCAAGTTTTTATCACAATTAATCAAGACCTAAGTTAATCTTAGTGATGATGTAATCACGAACAAATCCGGATCGAACAATGTCTTGCACATTAAATTCGATTGAAGAAAACACAGGCATCGCACGAGCAATCTTTACAAGATTTTGTATACCAGATTCTTGATGTCGTTTGCCAGCCATCTTTAAGTCATCTTGTCTGTGATCGCCGCAAAGAATTACACGACTGTTTTTACCAACACGAGTTAAGATAGAATCAATCTCGTGCATCGTACAGTTTTGCACTTCATCGACAATGATGATGGCATCGTCAAATGTGATACCTCGAATGAATGATGTTGACATGAATTCAACATACTCACGCTTCTTTAAGAGATCGTACACATCACGACGACCACCACACAACTCAGAGAATATTTCTCTGTATGGCGCTTCGTACATTGCCATTTTTTCTTGAAGTGTACCAGGCAAGAAACCTTGATCACGAGTTGTTACAGCACTTCTCACGATAATAATTCTGCGAGCGTGACCTTGTAACAGATCGTTAATTGCAAAGTATGTTGCAAGAAATGTTTTTCCTGTTCCTGCGACACCATAGAGCAACAAGTTGTTTCCGTTGCCGTTTGCATGAAACGCATTATCTTGATTCTGCGTCAAGGGCTCAATATGCTGAAGATTAAAATTGTGCTTGAGTATCTTCTTTTGGCGGCGATACTCATCCTGAACCTCTTCGATAGCAGGCTGCTCTTGCTCTTGTATCTCTTGCTGCTTTTGGTACTTCCGTGACCGCTTGCCCATTAGTAATCCTTGAGTGTAGTCTTTCTAGGTAAACCTTTCTTTATTTGCTGAATTCTTTCTCTGAATTGTCCAGAAGGTTTTTTAAGACCTTCTACTCGAAACGGACTCATCAAAGCTGGTGCCCCTAACGATATATCTATGCACTTTGTCTTACCACATTTTGGGCAAGGCTCGTGCTTTGGTATATCTTTCTCAGCAATCTTTAGAATTTTATCGAATGTGTGCTGGCACTCAGAACACACATAATCATACATTGGCATGGTAATCTTGCTCCTTAATAAACCATGACGGAACTGCACGTTTAGTCCATTTTGCAAACGCAGCTTTTGGACCCATATAGTATTGTCGATATGCAATTACAGGATTTGCGTGTTTGTATTGCTCAGGCATAGCTTGAGCTGGCGCTGTGAATGGAGCGTGAGAAATGTTGACTGGCGGCGACTTGAGAATGTCACGCAGTATAAGATCAGTCTTGTGTTTTTTGCCGTAGCGAAACGTGTACTCATCGCACAACGCCACGAATAATTCATACAACCACATATAGTTATTTATGTTCTCACGACACCAGATAGTGCAAGGATGATTAACATGAGTTGCGCCGTACATAAGCTCGTTGTTGAGTGGATTAGCAAGCACATAACGCTTGACATCACGAATCTTGCCGCTGCGAGTAGTTTTGGATTGCTTTGTCTGAACACCGTCGAGCAATCGATGTGCAGTACACAACAGTTGCGCAGACTCTAAGATCATTTTGACAGTGTGCTTGTCGAGGTGATATTGAGCAGCAATGCGGGGATTTTCGTCAAGATAGAATATGTTCATACAATTATAATACTATAGAACAGCGTCAATGTAAAGCGAGTAATATTCCAAAACGGAACGCCATAAAATGAGTGTCGATAAATAATTCAACAACCATTTTTAAGGGTGTATAACATGAGCGTTAAGAAAAAAATTAAGTGTTTGGTTTGTCGTATTCTTGTGAAACTTGGATTGAAGAAGGCGTGTAGTGCTGGTCCACTTCCAACAATCACTGCTGAAATAGCCAAAAAGGCAGACAAGAAGCCTGCAAAGAAGACTCGCAAGACTAAGACAAAGTAGTTAAGAATTACTTAACTACTCACTTGGAGTCTCTGTAGCTGTCGGAGTTGGTAAATTCTTTGTTACCTGCTCCGATGGCGTATAGTATGGGGGCTCACATTGTTTCCAAATCTCTTGAAAATGCCCACCGCCGCCAGTCTCAGGGTTATGAATGTGTAAGAAATAGTGCTGTAGTTCGTGACGATACACCATAGCTGCGTCTACGTTTTCTACAATATACACTGTGCGAGTGTGGGGCTGATATACACCAACAACTGCACCAGTTGCAACGCCACGTGGCGTAAGTTCAAATATAGGCCAGAAGTTAAAGCCAGCTTTTGGACTTGTAAATACATCAGGCGATTTTGCTTTTACAATAAAACAGCGAGGTATGTGTGTGAATTCTTCTTTAGTGATTGGCGATTGTGGCCATACTTTTTGATTTACACATTGAAGTGCTGTGTTGAATTCTTTCTGCTCATCGAAATGAAGACCACAAGGCTCAAGATCATTCCAACTTGAGTTAGGAAACAACTCGTGAATCATAGCACGATCTGATGCTGTGACGGGATTAGACTTTCCACTATTAAGTACAAGACTTGGCTGAATTACAAACGCAAGAATGACAAGTGTAGCCAATGTATAAAACGTTACTGAGGTGATGTAACGAGCGACTTTGAAAATTATGGAAATGAGTTTCAGCATAACACCGTTTTGTCTAAACTTTTATTTAGACAATGGTGGTGCTTAATCTTGATCGAATTAGTCTTCTAAATCTTCTGGCTTTATTGGAACAATAGCAATCTTTGTCTTCTTCTGCTTATCTTTGAAGATTTGTGGAAGAGAATCTTTAATATGCTTTGCTAAAAGTTCGTTAATTTTTTCTATTAACAGAGTTGTTTCTTCTTCAATTTGTTCGTTTGGCTTGTTCGTGTCAAAGGTCAACACAACTTCATACACCTTAACGAGTGCTCGTATCGGCGCTTGCTGTGGTGCGGGTAACGCTTTTTGTTGACTCTTTTTTGCTGCCATCTTTACTACCTTCAGACTTTATCAGCCCCGGAAATACTTCGTTGATCGCTTTCTTTGTCAAACCAAGGTCGAGCTTTCTGTCTTTGGCTTGAACAAGTATTTCAGATTCGCTTTTGTCTAAACTCTCTAATAGTTGTATAAAAATAGACTCACGCTTGCTTTGCTTGAGGTTTGGCGACAGTGCTTCAATGAACACATACCATCCTTTTGCAGACGCTTTCAACGTTGTCTTTCCAAAACCGTCTGGCACAGTAGCTTGCTTAAATGGCGGTCTACCGTTGGGTAGTGCTAGTACAAGCGACTCATCAAAATTCATTCTAATAATGCCACGAAGGGCTGCACAATCATTCTGCTTCAAGATCTCAACTCGTTCAGTCTTGGTCTTTGCAGACTTCAACTTTCCAACAATCTCAGCTATGCTCAATGACGACATACTCTTTCCTCAAAACTCAGAAATACTTTCTAATAAGTATTTAAGCCTATTCTCTACAAAGTAATTTAGTAAATTCCGTCTGTCACCTGATGGACCTTTTTGATACGATTCAACAATTTTCTGTTGGATTTCTACAGGCGTTTGATCCAAATCGATGAGCATCTGATTCCTTCTGAAGTTTCTCAACATAACTTCATCGCAAAACTTTTCAGGATCGCCAATAGCAACCCACTCTGCGAGCTTGTCTTTACGTATTGGCTTCTGTCGAGCACCTTCTGTTACGAATACTGAATCATTCGACAAGAAGTTTGGAACACCGTCGCCAGAATCACCAGTGATGATATGCTCAAGCAACGTGTGCTGTGGGTTATCAGTAGTCAGAAACTTTTTCATCATTGGTGAAAACTGTTTCACATTAGAATACTTCTGCAATTGCACGAAGTCTTTGTCGCCAGAGATGATCAGCACATCTTCTGGTTGTGGGTCAAGTGTGCCAGTGCTCAAGTTGTGTGTCTGTGTATATCGCACCATTGTGCCAATGATGTCATCTGCTTCTGCACCATCAACTTGAATTACTTTGTATGGGAACTTTTCTTTGATCTCATCACGAATCTTGTTGAGAGTGGTGAAGATAAGATTCCAGTCGTGCTTTGATGCATCACGAGCTTTCTTGCGATTTGCTTTGTAGTATGGGAAAACTTCACGGCGCCAGTATTTTCTGTCGTCAGCGCAGAACACCATCTCACCATACTTGTCAGCAAACTTTTTCTTGTATGAAAGAATAGACGACAGTACCATGTGTCGAATAAGATCTTCAGACAACTGGGCAGTGGGATTAGAACTGATCTGGGACATCAGGTTTGAAATCAGAGTTTGGTTAAAGTCAATGAGTATAATAAGGCCCCCTGCTAGTTTATTGTCTCTAACATCCATCCTACACTATTCAAACGCCTGTGTAAAGAATTTTTGTTCTTACTTCTAAATCCTCCACGACCACTTGTTTTGGATATTGGTGGAACAAATGTACCCAAATGATAAACCAAACATGAAGCTAATAGACTGTGATTATCGCAGAATTGTTGTTTGCTTCCAACAACGATGTGTTGCTCACCAGATGGTGCTGTAAATTTCCATTTCTTAGCTTTTGGATTTTTATCTCCAATTGCTATTCCAAGTTGTTTCTTAGTTTGACTGACTTTATCACCCCAAGTCACTTTTTGTCCCTTCAGTGCTTGAGAGATTTTTCTGTTTCGCTCTGGTGAGTATGTCGTGTATCCTCCTTGACCACCTGAAGCAACATTTAATCCCATGTAGTCTGTTGGTCGCAACGACACTTCTACATGAAAACAATCTTGCGATGTGCCCTCATACAAAGTTTTCATAGTGTCATCAGAAAACTCAAGGTTGTTATTTCTGATATATTCACCAACAGGATATGTTGAACGCAAGTGTGCTTTCCATCGTTGCAGTTTGTTGCAAGTTACTCCAATGTAACCAGTGTCGATGCACTCACCTATCAAATATACAAAATATTTTTTAGGCGCATTCATAGGACTACTTGTTGGCTTTGTGGACAAACACCAAACCTGGAAGAGTGCCGTTCATCCAAGCAGTTCTTCCAACTTGTTCAAATCCATTTTTCAAATAAAAGTGGCACGCTCGCTCATTTTCTTCACGAACAGACAAGTAAACATTAGTTCTACATTCAACACAAAAACGTTTGATAATCTCTGATGCATCTATTCGCCTGTCTGTATTGCGATACGGATTCAATATTTGATGCAAAATAAAATCACCTCTAATCGCTTCAACGTTGCCAATGCGCTGGCGACGTTTGTACTGATTAAAGATGATTATGATGCCACTATCGTATATGACGTTACCTGCACGAATGTTTCTCTCAACATAATCTTTTCGTATGTGAGGAAACCACTCACGACAGTTATAAAAGTGACCAAAGATCTCGTCTAGCTGATCAAGTGTCGCTCTATTCAACTTCGTCTGGGAGGAGAGATTTAAGCTCATCTGTAGCTCCAATATCAATTACAAGGTGTATACGCTCTTCTTCACCACCATTTATCGCTCTGTGTGGCTTGCGTATATCAAGATACCACAGTTCTCCCCTACTCATGTTTACTGTGCGCTCTTGTCCCCTGTAGTCCCAAACAGTAAAGTCTACTTTAGGATTTGTTTTGATCGGCAAATGAATGCGCATCAACGTGCCGTCTGTTACGCCAGCATCTGGCTCAACTTGATCTGTATGACGAGTGAGTTCACCCCCACCAGGAGCAAGTCGCATGAAACGAATGCGCTCTTGTGTGCCAATGCCAAGTAGCTTGACAACTTCTTCAACTTCAGGAAACGCTGCTCGCATCTCAGTATCTTGAAGTGCAAACGATTCGTTAGCGTGTTCTTTGTTCCATGCTTCACCCATGCACACTGGCTTAGAGATGAATGATGGATCAGACGAAAACCCTCGAAGTGAGATTGCAGACCATGCACGACCTTTGTTGTGCTTTGAGTAATGGTTTGCATACTCAACATCAAGTGCATCAAGTTTCTTTGCAATCTTGTCACACAACTTTGTGAGTTCAGGCGTCTTTAGCTTAACAAGTGAAAGTTGTTCTGCCGGATCAACATATGGATGCTTTCGTGCTGTTGGTGCGTCAACTGCATCTTTGAAATAGATGCCGTAGATTTCTGAGAACGTCGTAACTTTGATGCCAACTTTCTTAAACCCTGCACGAGTGATAATCTTACGCTGTGTTTCATCTTCTTCCCAAATATATGCCCATGTTGATTGTGTTGTGTCTCGTGTTGTCAATTCGTTCAGTGCATTGACCATGACATCGACAGAACCAGTGTCAGCAAGACCAACAGCGTTGATGATTCGATCACCACGCAATCTCTTGCCGATAATCACATCGTAGTACATAACGATGTTCGTGCTCGTTTTAGCAACGTGAGTATCGATGTAGCCGGCACCATCGATTTGAACGAGACGTTCTTTTGATAACGAGTCTGCAATCTTTGGACCATTCCATTGTGCAAATGGTGAGAATGCAAACGTGTTGTAACGTACAAAGTTTTCTTTGATAGTGTTGATGTGTGTTAAATCGAAGCCCTTTTGCCAAGGCTTCTGCTGTGTTGTTTCTTGTTCAGTTTGTTGTGTACTCATAGTTTAATGCCTCTCTGGTCCATACTTGATTGCTTTGTACTCTCTGTATCGCATCTCAGCAATCTCAGGTTTGAACAGCTCTGGGTTGTATTCATCTATGGTATAATATATGCCGTCTTCAAACCCGTTACAATAAATTTCTTTTTCATTGGCGTCTTCCTTCTTGTCCTGTCGTCGCAGACTTATGGCGTAAGCAACACAGGAGCCAAGAAAAAAATTAAAAACTGCGACAAGCATGATAACAAATGCGTCCATATATTATTTCCTAAAACGAATTTTCTTCATATCCTCAATAGCACGATTGTAGCCAAGATGATATGCAAAAAGAAATAGTGGTATTGGCACCACAAAAAGTGTGATAATTAATAATACTTCACTTACCATCGTTCATCAGATCCAACTGTTGTTGTACTTTTTCAATAACTTCTCGGGCGCTCAAGTCTTTAATACTCTTGCCAGAGAATGCGAGTAACTGATCTACTTTGATGATGACTGTAACCAATATCAGGAGTTGATCTTTGAATGACAATGCGGTTTCAACTCTTGCAGATGTTCTCCCAAGAAAGAACGCAAACGCAACACAAATGCACGTAATGATAAAGCTCATATATTACCCCAATGTAAAAACTTCTTCCAAAACTTTTGATTGTTCTCGATGTTGTGGCGCATCCATATGAGAACAAGAATTGTGCTGTTAATTCGATCTATTTGTTGTGTGAAGTAAATGCGCTCATCTGGCGTCATTGGCATCTTCAATTTTTCCATATACACAATGTCGAGCTTTGTCATCTCTAGTGTGTCGATGATGAAGTCAACCTTACTGAGTAGATTTGTTCTTCTATGTGGCATTTCACTGGAGGCTCTTCTGAAGAGAATTCTTCTTAATAAGTTCAGTGAGGAACTTATCAAGCTCGTCACCAATTTCACAGGTTGTACCGATTTCTGTTGCATACTTGTCTTCTACATCTACTGTTATCGTTGCTGCGTGTTCATTATCGACTGTGACATAAATCGTTTTCTTGTATGACATCTTTGCTCCTGTTGATTGCACGAAGTTCAGTTCCAGCAACTGAAGCAATCGAACTCGTCTCGTAAAACGTTTTGAGTTGTGCCATGATGTGAGCATTCTCTGGAACCTTTGCAAGCTCATCAATCTGTGCAATCAATTCATTATACGTTGGATGAAAGCTCTCGCTATAGACGCCAGGTTGATACGACACATCAAAATTTTCTTTGTCAGTTTTTAATTTTCCGCCGTAGCGATATACGGCATACTCTCTAAGTTGTTTTTCAACTTGATCAAGATCTGCTGTATTGCATAAGAAACGCAAATACAGCTGACTTGCATACTTGCTTTGCGTCTCTTTGATTAAGTAGAGATCACGTCGCCACACAGCATCGTAGAGTGCAGAGATCTGTCCAATTGGCATCATGAAGATAAATTGCTCAACGTCACAATTCTTTGGTGGCCAGAAGTTTTGGAGATTGATGTCTGACAGTGCTTCTCGTGCTGCGTCTGCTCTCTTTCTCAGATCGTCAGATTTCAAATACTCTTGAACGTAAAGTGCTGATGTGTTTTTGTTGTACCACGATACAGCACCTTTGTGTGCACCTTCTTCAAACTTTTTGAGATTGATCAAGAGTGATTGTGTTTTGTTCTGTTCAAGTACAGCAAAGTAGCAATACTCGTCAGACACTTTCTGACCTTTCTCATCAGTGTATGGAAACACTTTGACAACATCAAAACGATTGTGTTGAATCTCGTATGAGCTGTATGTTCTAACATCGATGCCGTAGTTCTCTGCAAGATACTTTGCGAGCTTAATCGTGAGCATGACATCAGACAACGATTCGTGTGCTTGAATCTCTGATGGATCTAAAAGACCAAGTGCTTTCGTAACTGACTCAAGACGAAAGATTGGTCGACCATCTTCTCTCTTTTCGAGCTTGCTTAAAAATTCTACGTTGTCACACGCAAGTCTTCGTACAACGTGCAGCACATCACCATACTTGATTGAACCCCCAAAATAAGGGTTCAATCCGTTTCTGATCATGCTTGTGCGAATGTACGGAACGTCAAACTTGTTTGAGTTGAAACCAACAAGGCGAGTTTCTTGCCATTCAACAATATCAGAAACATATTTTTGTATCTTTGCTAATGCAATATGCTCTGGATCTTTTGCTTCTTTGTTGTGTTCAAATATATCAGTGCGAGTTGCTAAGATTGCACCAGGTGAAGGCAACTGTGTGCGAGAGATTTTGATTTTGTCTCTCAGCATTGATTTGATGTTCCAGTCAGCATCAACTTCAACAAATGCATAGTTGAGAATCTGTCCGATAGAATTTAAGTCTGTTGTTTCGAGATCAAAAAATATTGTATTCATGTTAGACTACTTTAAGGAGTATTGTATCTCCGTTAATTCTTCCAGTCAATTTCTTTTCCTTAGATCGAACGTTTGGAAGTATTTTTCGCAGTGCAACTTTTCCAGACTCAAGAACTTTTGGAAGAACTTCGTCTGGCTTTCTCAATTTCTTAGCAATTGATTCTGTTGCGTCATAGTTTAAGATTGTGCATCCTTTCACAGAAAATCCATGTGCATTGTTACAGATGTACACACCCAGTGTTCTATACTTTGTGTTATAGATCCATAGTTGTGTTGCACCACAAATCTGTGTTGGTGGAATACTCTTGAGTCCTTCGTGCTCTTTGAGATACTTTAATTTTGCAACTTGCTTTAATGGCGACTTTGGCTTCTTTGCTCGTGGTGCACGATTGTTCAATGAGATCTGTTTTGCAACATCACTCCACTTGCGAGACTCTTCAACGATGCTTTCAACAAATGCAATAAACTTTTTCAGTTCAGCTTTCTTTAAGAACGAGTATGCTTCAACTAGCTGCTCACATTCACCAGATTCAGCACCACGAAGTTCATTCAACAAATTCTTTTCAAAGTAGTCAGCAATACTCTTTGCGTGTTGGTGCTTAACATTAAATGATTGAAGCCAATCGTATGCGTTAAACGATGCTTTGCCACGAGTCTCAACAAACTCATCAACTTTAACCGCAAGATCGCTCAACAACTCTCGCAGTTGATTCTCAAGATGATCTTGAACGCTAGGTTT